ACTCACCCACCCCCTTTTGTAATGCCTTGATAATTGCCACGATCTCTTCTTTACTTTTGCTTTCCAACAGAAATTTCGCCGTCAGTTCGTTGTTGTTCAACGTCTGCTTGGTAACTTTACTGTTCTGCCATTCAGCAAATGCTATGAGCATTCTGTCTATCAGTACGGATAAATCCGTGTCGTGATACTTACGTGACGTTTCACCCATAGACTTTGCTAAAGCATCCCAATATTTCTGTTCCTTTTCGACTTCGCAATAGTCCTGATGGAGATTGAAGAAGTCATTATGGATTTGGCATTGCAACTCTTCACGTTTCAATATTCGTCTCATACATCCTCCATTTACAGAAATTGCCAAATGTTACTTTGTGCCGTTTCCCGTTCTAACCGTTCCTTTGCTTTCTTGTAATAGGTTTCGTCTATCTCAAATCCTATGTACTTGTGATTCGTCCTGTGGCACGCTATAAGGCTACTTCCCGAACCGACATGGGTATCAAGTATCGTGTCACCTTCTTTAGCATACTGATTGATAAGCCATTCATATAACGATACGGGTTTCTGACACGGATGAAATCGTGGATCATCGGGTCTGCCTTGCGGTGAACAATCAAACACCTTCGCATTCGTATTGAATGAAGTCCACGCATACTCACACATTGCCATACTGAAATTCTCGCTGATGGATAACTTACGCCATATCACGAAGCATCGTGTAGGTGGTAATTCAAAGTAGTTCCCGCCCCAAATTATTTGGTTACGTGAGACGCGAAAGAGTTGTTCGAAGTATTCTCTTTCCGGGGCAACGTCCCACGTAATCATTTTTTTGCTTGTTCTTTCCCTTCCGTCTGGAACTGATTGTAGGTTGAGAGTTTCTTCCGTCTGCCGTTCGTAAAGTGTCTCCTTGTAACGATCGAACCTTTGACCGAAGCGGTTCCAGTATTTCCGCTTTGGCTCCACCCCCCCCTAGATTTTCTGGCATTTCAGCGTTTTGGTGGTACTTCGCCCACCGTCCCATACACCCGCCGTTCTCGCCTAACCCGCCGCCATACGGGGGATCTACCAAAGCAAGACTAAAGTAGTTATCTGGGAACTCTTTCAGATAGTCCATGCAATCCCCGTTTATAAAACTGTTCCATTCAGGTATCATTGATTCTCCTTTACGCTCCAAATGGTGATATGTTCTCCGCTAGTTCGAACCGCAATCTTTGTGGTATGAATGCTAACGGGATTGAACCCAACTGCCCTTGACGTGACTTTGCTACATCCAAGCATTTCTCTGTACGGTCGTCCTCGTTCGTGTCATACAAAAACATTACGATTGACGCATCCTGTTCCAAGTCGCCCGATTCCCGTAAGTCAGCCAATATAGGCTTGTGGTCACGTCTCATTTCTACTGCTCTGCTTAACTGGACAAGGCATATCACGGGGATGTCATAATCCATAGCGATTGCCTTTAGATCGTGGCTTACCTGTCCTACTTCCGCTACTCGGTTTCCCTTGTATCTGTCCGTAACTGATAAGAGTTGCAAATAATCCACGAATACAACCTGTGGGTGTGTCTTTCTTACATCCTTGCGGATGTCTGATACACGTTTAGAGCCGTTATAGATCGTTACACCCGTCTCCTGTTTCAGTTCCGCATTCGCTGATGTGTACCGTTCCTTTTCGTCATTGTGGAAGGTCGTAGCACGTCTTATACGCTGGATTTCTATGCCAGATTTCGCCGCCACAAAGCGTTCGTAACAGGCTCTTGATTGCATTTCCAGATTGTAGTAGGCTACTTTCTTTCCCTGTTTCGCAAAGTGTTCTGACCACTGTGCGGAAATACTCGATTTCCCGCATCCCGGTCTTGCACCGATCAAGATAAGGTCGCCGCCTTGAAACCCGCCTGTCAGACTATCTATCTGCTCTACGTCCAAGAACAAAAGGTTCTTTTCCTTATCCGTGAAATAGTCGTTCTCGTACATTTCTGCCAACTGTGCTATCGTGAACCCTTCGCTTACTTCACCGCCCTGTAACGTCTCTAAATCGCCTATGAGCGTATCTATCTGACGTTCAATCGTGGCATCCTGTAACTCCGTCCGTGAGAAGATAGCCTCGACCGTGGTTTTCTTGTAATGCCTTGCTACTACCTCGGCATAATTACGGATTTGGTAGGATAACGCCTGATTAGTAACACAGTGCATTAACGCTTCGCCTACTTCTTCATCCGTGAACTGTGTCGATAAGTTCTGCTTTAACTCGACTAGCGTTATCTCTTTGTGTTCGTCAAATGCCTTGCGGTACTCGTAGTACATAGCACCGTGAACACCCACTTCGAACATTTCCGGGGAAACCATATCCATGATCTCTTCGATACTGTCCTGTCGCTGGATAAGGCAAGAGATAAGACTTTGCTCTGCTTCTAAACATTCATACATTCTTCTTCTCCCAATCCTGTATCATTTTGCCTAACAAGTCGTGGAACCGTTTCATATCGTCTATGTTTTCGAAATGCACGGATGTTTCCACGCTATTGATCCGTAACGGTTCTATGCTTTCCACTAAAGCGACCATTATCACAAAATCGTTCTGTGTAATGTTGTGGAAGGGTATTAGTGTTCGTTTCATTGTTCGTCTCCTATCAGGTCAAATACGCTTGTCTGACCTTCTATCTGTTCATCATCATTGCTGGTTGCACCCTGTATCTCAAACAGGATATTCGCCTTGCATTTAGGACATTGATAGTTCTGAATCACGCCTGTATCGCTGTGTATGGTCTTTTTCCACCTTACGTCCTTGCAACCGCAGTTGTAACACCTAAACATTTATGCCTCGCTTTCGTCTATGATGTACTGCCGTATAAATCTGTTTGCATAGTCTGGATGGATCATTGATCGTGCGGTTTTCAAACTCACATTCCCAAATTTATCTGCATACATTGACGCATTTAGTTTTCGTATCGCATCTTTTTGTTCTATGTGGTTATACTTGACAGGCTCCATCAAAAAATTGTTTTTGGGTTCACATCCTACAAACCAATACTGTGTCGGTTTTGCGTAGTAGTCGCCATTATCCCTCCTGTCTTTATCAATTATGGATGCCGGATAACACCAGTACCGCCGCAAGAAATGTTCTTCGCTATACGGATTTTCCATAATCAGTTTCAGACCACGGTCTATGCACGTTATGAACATTTTGCATACCAGCAAGTAATTCCTGTGCAGTTCATCAATCAATCCCATATCGTATTCGATCTTCATTCGCATAGACCAGTTTTTGAACTGCTTTGCTTGCCCCCGGAAGGAAAGCATTACTTGATTTTCAAACCTCGTACACGGAAAGAATGCAAATATCACATCATCCGTTGAGAAGTTGTCAAATATGCTTACCCCCCCGCATACGCACGTTCGATTTCAGCAAACAAATCAATCTGATAATCTGTCTGCCCGAACTCATTCAGGATGTCGTAGTCGTATGCTTCGATACCCAGTTTCTTGAACTCGTTCTTGAAAGTTCCTGATTGTTCAAACAAGCAGTGTGCTACCATTTTTTATCCTTTCATATTTGCCACGTAGAGCCGTTTTATATCCTTACCCTAGCCGTTCTACCATAGTGACTTTTTCATTCGTCTACGGGCTTGCTAGGCACGTTATACGCCATCATTTGAAGAACACTCGTCCGTCATTGCCACGGCAGATCGTTTTCACGCATTCCCGGAAGTCGATTGCGTCTTTCCTGTCTCTGATACACTCGTTGAGATACTGCATAATGACTTCGTGAAAAACTCTTGCCTGTTGTCCGTCACTTACACGGGCTTTCCATTCTTCCCAGCCATAGTCGATGGGAATATCCGTAGGGTAACTGTTACAGGAACGTCTGTAGTATTCCTTGACTTCTGCCATGCTCTTACGCCGTTCGTAGGAAATTGCTTCATACTCTTCTCTGATCTCCGCTATGGACGGTACAAACTTGCATCGGTTGATACAGGCGGTTACTGCTCTATCCGCATCCGGGTACTCCATATCACCGATGATGCCGTGCCATACGTCTACGACATTTTCCAATGTGGCATCTTCACCCGTCAGCGGGTTCACGCCAAACTTGAAACTCGGGTAGACCGTCATAAGCCTTGTTACGATCATTGCCGTTTCACTCTTCTTCATTCTCTGCCTCCTGTTTCTGCAACCTTGCTATCAGGTCGTTTGCTTCTTGTAGCATCCCGCCGCGCTTATCCTGTGTGTAGGACTTGTAATATATCCCGTCATAATTACTCGCCATACACTTTCGGATAGACTTTGCTACGGAATACGTGTCATACTGTTTCGTTGCATCTAAAACATCATCCAGCAAGTTCTTCATTCCGACTTTGGCGTATCTCTGTTTCTTCTGCTCTTTGTAGTCGCACCAATCGTACAGTGCATCCATTATGCTTTTATCAAAGACCGCATTCGGGTTAGCTTGAAAGAAAGCGTCCATCAAATCACGGTTACAGATTTTCTTTTCGTCCTTCTTTCTCACCTTGCCCCCTTTAAGGGGGGTAGGGGGGTTATCATGTTCTTTATCATTCTTTTCATTCTTATCATTCTTTATAATTCTTGTTTGTGCTTCATCAGTGTTCCACCAGTGTTCCGTCAGTGTTCCGTCAGTGTTCCGTTGCTGTTCCGTTTCTGTTCCGTCAGTGTATTCGTCAGTGTTTAGGGTATCGTTGTAAACGTCATAATTTACAATGGTTAGAAGTGTTCTGCGTTTGTCACTATCACGGACGATCATATTTTCTTCTTCCAACGTCCGTAAATACTTCAAAGTTTTGTTGTTACCCCAATGCCATCTTTGAGCCAAAACCCTTACGCTAGTGATCCGTTGTCCCTTCTTCACGGTGATAGGTTGCCCGTCAAATATCATCCGTTTATCTTCGTGATTAGCCAACAGGATAAGGTCAATCCAAGCACTGCGACAATCGAACGGTTCAGGGCTTTCCCAAAGAATGCAATCTTGTATTTTTCTGTGAAGGTGAATCCACCCTTTCTTTTCTGCCATAACCGCTACTCCATTTTCTGACCGTTTTCTTCGATGATCTCTAACACTGCCATATATCTTGCAAGCACATCCGATGCTTCGGGAACGATATCACCAGTGCTAGACACCATCTTTGACAACTGATCGAAAAACTTTGCTTTCAGCTTTTCGATATTGATAAGGTAATCGCCCTTTTCAAACTCCATCTTCTTCACCACCTTTCTCATTAAACGGGAGTTTTCCCGCCTCCCATTCCGTGTACAGTTCCATCCAATCTTCGAAACGCATTGTCACCAGCAAGTCTTTGTAATTGGCTTTATGGAACACTACAGGCAGATTGTCTTTTCCTTCTGCTTCGCTGTCTCTGACCGCCTGTGCCATCCAATCGTAAAGGTGCATCTTTTCTTGAAATTTGCATTCAGCGTGGATCAGCGGAACGCCTTTTATGTCAGCCGCTTGCCCTGTCTTTCCGCAATGCTGGGCGGTACGTTCTGCATCGTAACCGTATTCCCTAAAGAGAGCCGCTACATAACGCTCCCCACGTTCACCTTTGTCTCTGCTCATTTTTCCCATTGTTGTTTTCTCCTTCCGTAATGCTTATACAGAGGGACGAGTTTTAATGATTTCGTGCCTGAAATCGTTTACGGGTTCCATATTCAGTTGTGTCAAAATGTTGGTTATGCACTTGACCTTCTGCTGTTTATAGTTA